TAATAGTTTGTACGGAGTATTGGGCTTAACCGTATTTAGATTTTATGATATTGATAACGCTGAAGGAACAACAACAACCGGTCAAGAGTTGATTAAGTTTACTGAAAAGGTTACAAATAGTTATTATAATAAAATCTTAAAAACGGATGAAGATTATTGTATCTACACAGATACAGACTCGGTTTTCTATTCTGCTCTTCCACTTGTTAAAAACAGATTTCCAAACGCTGATGTTAAAGATGAAAAGTTTATGACAGAACAGATATTGGATATTGCTGACGAGGTTCAATCATACATTAACAAATCTTATAACTATTTCAGTAGTAGGTTCTTAAACATACAAGGTGACCATCGTTTTGAGATTAAACAAGAGATGATTGCTAAGGCTGCTTTTTGGGTTACCAAGAAGAGATATGGTCAATGGATTATTAACGATGGTGGAACGCCTTGTGAAAAACTTGATGTTAAAGGTTTAGATATTGTTCGTAGTTCATTTCCACCAGCATTCCGTGACTTTATGACTAAGGTTCTAAAAGCTATCCTTGCTAAAGTTCCTAAAGAAAGAATAGACGAGTTTATCCTTGAGTTTAAGGGTAATCTAAAAAATGAAGAGTTGGATAAGATTGCTCTTCCAACCGGCGTAAAGGGTATCAAGAAATACACCAAGAAAAAATCCAAAGGTGGTTTCGGTGGTAGTGGTAAAGGTATATTCACCGAGATGATGAAAGGTGCTCCTGTTCATACCAAAGCTTCGGTTATTTACAATGACTTACTAAGATACTTTAAGGTAAATAAACACGAAGCAATATCAAATGGTAATAAAGTTCGTTGGGTTTATCTAAAAGAAAATCCACTTAAAATAGATGGACTTGCTTACAAGGGTTATGATGATCCTAAACAAATCATAGATTTTATCAATCAGTATGTAGATAGAGACAAGTTATTTGATAAAGCCCTAAAGAAGAAGATACAGATGTTTTATGACGCTATGTCTTGGGATATGCCGGTTGATAAAAAGAATTCAATTGAAAGGTTTTTTTGATGGGTACAGAAGTAGTAGGGGAAAGTAAGAGTATAGAGTATAGCACTCCGTTGGCTTTAGTTAATCCATTGATAGAAGAATTTGAATTAACAAGGGATGTTTGTGCTAGTAAATTAAATCATAAATTACCTGAGTATTGGACTAAAGAAGATAATGCTCTTACAAAAGCTTGGGGTGGTAATTGTTGGATGAATCCACCTTTTAGTAGAGATTTAAATAAATGGGTTAGAAAAGCATTTATTGAAACTATCCACAACGGTGGAACTAAAGTTTGTTTAATACCAGTTCGTAGTAATACTAAATGGTGGGCAGAAGTAGCACCACATTCCGAAATCCGTTTTATAAATGGAGAGGTAAATTTTAATGATGAGCCAAGAGGATTGTGGTTGCCGATGTCTATAATGATATTTGGAGAACAGGCAAAAAAAGAAACTTTTAGTTTTATAAATTATCGTGATGTAAAAAAAACTTCAATTGAAAGGTTTTTTTAACTTGACTTTTACAAAAATAATTAGTAAATTAACACATAACATGGAGAATAATAATAATGAATAAAATCACTTTAGATACCTTTATCCAAAAGTATAATCTTGGTGGTAATATAAACTCAGTAAAGTGGGAGTCTAACGGCGACACACTTTCTACTCGTTTTATATCACCAGATAAAAGTCTTTTGGGTGAGTTATCTTTAACAAAACAATCACTACCTAACTTTGAGGTTGGTGTCTATGATACACCATTACTATCAAAGATGATGGGAACACTTGCTGATAAGGTTAATTTCAGTTTAACCAAATCACCAGTAGATGATACACAACCTGTAGCATTTAATTTTACAGATGATGGAAAATCTGTTGATTATGTTCTTGCTGCTCTTGGTGTGATACCTGATGTACCAGAACTAAAGAACATACCTGAGTTTACTACTCTTGTAAATATTGATACTCAATTTATCAATTCTTTTATTCGTGCTAAAGGTGCTTTATCCGATGTAGAACATTTTTCTATCCAACCAGCAGATGGTGGTGTAGAGTTTGTTATCGGTTTTAGTGACATCAACTCAAATCGTATCAGTATCAAAGTTCAAAGTGGCGCTGTAAAGTTAACCGAACCAATCGTCTTTAATGCTAATTTATTTAGTCAAGTTTTAGCTGCAAATAAAGAATGCTCTAAAGCAGTTCTTCAAGTTGCTGATAAAGGTCTTGCTCACATCGAGTTTAAGATAGATGATTTCTCTGTTAAATATTACTTAGTATCACAACAGGTATAATATGAGTTCACACGGATTATGGGTAGAAAGGTATAGACCACAAGACTTAACAACTTATGTTGGTAATGAACAACTAAAGACAAAGGTCGAGAGGTTTATAGAGGAACAAAATGTTCCACATCTATTACTATATGGTAGAGCTGGTGGGGGTAAGACAACCCTTGCTAAGATTATAATTAAGTCTATTGAATGTGATTACCTTTATATCAATGCTTCTGATGAAAGAAACATTGACTTGGTTAGGGATAAATTAAAGAGCTTTGCTTCTTCGGTTGGTTTCAAACCAAATAAAATTGTAATCTTAGACGAGGCTGATTATTTGAATATCAATTCTGCCCAACCAGCTCTCCGTAATCTGATGGAGACATTCTCTGCTCATTGTAGGTTTATCTTAACCTGTAATTATGTTGAGAAGATTATTGATCCGATACAAAGTAGATGTCAAACTTACAAAATCATTCCACCATCAAAGAAAGATGTTGCTGTTCACGCCAAGTATATCTTGGAACAAGAGAACATCTCATTTGATTTGGATGATTTGGCTTTGGTTGTAACTGCTGGTTATCCTGACTTGAGAAAGGTTATCAATGACCTACAAAGACAATCAATAGATGGTAAGTTAAAGATAGACAAAGATGGTATGTTACACAACGAGTTTAAACTTCAGTTCTTACAGATGATACAAAATGGTGTCGATTTAAGAACTATCCGTAAGTTTGTAGCTGATAGTAACTTTACAGATTATACAGAACTATATCGGTTCCTGTATGATGAGGTAGAGAACATATCGGTTGAAAAACTACCGGAAGTTATTGTTGATATATCAAATGGTGCTTATCAAGATGTTCTATGTGTGGATAAAGAGATAAACTTTATTGCAACCATTTCTAATATTCTAAGGAGAATATAATGAGTATGAAACCAATGAAACCAATAGGTAAACCAAAACAACAAGTTCAAGTTGACTTAACACAAGCAGACACAATGGCTTGTCAAAAGTGTGAAAACAAAATCTTTATACAAGGTTATATCATAAAGAAGATTTCTGCTATACTTTCCCCAACCGGAAAGGAAGTAGTAGCACCGATACAAGTATTTAACTGTGGAAGTTGTGGTGAGTTATTACCAATGGGTGGGGAGTTGGATGAACTTATTTAGTTGGATAGATGAACTATTTGTCAAGAAAAGAGCTTGGGATAGTTTTTCAGATGAAGACAAAAAGAAGTTTAGTCCATTCATGGTAAATCGTTACCTAAGTATGAACGATGATTTTCTACCAATAGTAAATCACTTTCAAAAACTAACGATTGAGGTAATGCCGATAGGAGTGGTATACAAGTTTTACTGCTCCTTATTACCAAATAAAAAAACATTCTTGAGATATCTTAGTGGAAAGAAAACCAAAACAAACGAAAAGGTTGTTCCTTTCATACAAGAGTATTTTGAGGTTAGTAAGTTACAGGCAAGTGAATACTATAACTTAATGACTACTGATGAGTTAAAACTATTACTTAAACAATATGGTAAAACAGATAAAGAAATAAAAAAGATGGGTGTTAAATGACAAAACTTGTTTTAGCTTGTTTAGCTAATTTAATTGCTTCGGTATTTGCTTTTTTTCAATTACAAGGGCATTATGTATGGCCGGAAGTAAGGTTTTTAAAATCAATGTGGTGGGTTTATGCTACAAGTTTAATTATAGCTCCATTATTTTGGTATTCTACTAAATGGTCATTTGAATATTTTGGTGCTTTTTGGAATATGAGATTAGCTGGGTTCGGTATTGGTACTGTTGTATTTGGTACATTGACTTGGTTATTGATTGGTGAAATACCAACACTTAAAACATTAATAAGTATATTACTAGCAGTATCAATTATTTTAATACAATTAACAAATGTGATAAAGGTATAATATGAACATAAAAGAACGAGAGTTAGTTACCGAAGAACATCCTATAGTCGAACAGATGGAGAAAGAATGGCCTGAAATGACTAAAGAGTTTCGTAGGTTACAACGAGAACAATATGAACTATTTCTAAAAAAACAACATGATTATGGTCCTGGTAATATTTCCGTAGGAACACAATTACAGACCGAAGAAGAAGTTCATCTAGCACTTACTGGTTTATGGTTTCGTATGAATGATAAGATACAGAGACTTAAAACTTTACTAATGAGTGGTAGAGACAATGCAGTACAAGGAGAACCAATGGAAGATGCTTACTTAGATGTATCTAACTATGGTATAATGGCAACAATTGTTAAAAACGGTAAATGGGGTAAATAATGGAAAGATATTGGGGAGCTAAGAAAGAAACACCAGATAGAAAATACAACGGCGATGTTGCTGAAAAACATATTTCAGTTCAAGACAATAAAATATACTTCTACTCTGGCGTAAATAGAAACTCCTGTAGTGAGTTGAACAAAAAAATTGGTGAGTTAGAAGGAAAGTCCTTGACTTTGTCACAAACTCTTGGTATATTACCACCACCTATTAAGATACATATTAATTCAGGTGGTGGAAGTATAGTAAGTGGTATTGCTTCTATGGATACCATGTTAAGATGTAAGGTTGATGTTGAAACTTATGTTGATGGATTCTCTGCTAGTGCTGGAACATTTTTAAGTGTGGTCGGTAAGAGAAGGTTTATGAGTAGAAACTCTTATATGTTAATCCACCAATTAAGCAGTAACTTTTGGGGGACATATTCCGGCTTTGACGATGAAAAGAAAAACTTAGATTTAATGATGAAAACAATAAAAGACATTTATAAACAATACACTAAACTACCTATGAAAAAACTTGATGAAATGCTAAAACACGATTTAATGTGGGATGCTCAAACTTGTTTAAAATATGGGATGATTGACGAGATAATATAATGGGACATGTATCACATAGTCAGTTTGTTTCTTACAGTGAATGTAACCTTAAATGGAAACTTCGCTACATTGACAAACTAGGAACTTTTACAGGTAATATACATACTCTTTTTGGAACTGCTATGCACACCGTGATACAAGAATATCTCACGGTGATGTATGGTACTTCTATCGTAGCTGCTGAAGCACTTGACCTAAATGGTATGTTAAAAACTGAAATGATGGGTGAGTTTAAACTTATAAAAGAAGGTCAAGAAACCTTACCTTGTAGTCAAGATGAGATGGTTGAGTTTTATCAAGATGGTTTGGCTATACTTGAACACTTTAGAAAACATCGTGGTAAGTATTTCATGAAAAAGAACTACGAGCTAGTTGGTATTGAGTTGCCTATAACTATGGAACTACAAGAGAACGTAGAGTTAAAAAGTTTCCTTGATGTTGTGATACGAAATAAGATATCAGGTAAGATAACTATTATTGACCTTAAAACTTCTACAAGAAGTTGGACAGATTATCATAAGAAAAACTTTTATAAGAAAGCTCAGTTATTACTTTACAAACAATTTTATTCAGAAAAGTTTGATGTACCATTGGATAAAATATCAGTAGAGTTCTTGATACTAAAAAGAAAGATAGCAAAACAAAGTGACTTTCCTATTAGTAGGTTACAAAGGTTTGAGCCTGCTAATGGTAAAGTTAGTGTAAATAAAACCATGAAAGCTTTTACAGAATTTCGTGAGGCTATCTATGACGAGAAGGGAAACCATAAAACAGATAGAACATACAATGCTTCTCCTGGTAGTGCTTGTAAGTTCTGTGAGTTTGTAAAAACGGAGCATTGTGAATGGGGAAAGATACTTTAAGGGTAGCAATAGTAGGTAGTAGAAAATACGAAAACCGAAAGAAGATAAAAGACTTTATCTTTAAGTTAAAAAAAGACAAAGGTTCAGATACTATTATAGTTAGTGGTGGTTGTAAAACAGGCGCTGACTATTACGCTAAAAAGTATGCTTTAGAACTAGGATTACAATATCAAGAGTTTCCACCTCAACATGAAAATTGGAATTTATATTGCCCAAAAGATAAAAGAGACTATAACAGACCATACAGCGTAAAAAACTTCTTTGTTCGTAATAAGATAATAGCTGCTTATTCAGAGTATGTTGTTTCTTTTGTTCCA